TGGCATATTTGTAAATATGCGAGTGTCTCCAAATGAGTTTGCGAGTGTCTCCAATTGAGGCTCCTCAAACTCTCGCTATGCAATTGGAGACTGGAGTACAATATATACTAGAACCCTCAATCTCTTGAATTATCACATTCATACACGTGGCGGCCATCCGATATAATATTACCGGATGGCCGCCCGCGCCCCTTTATATCCGTACGCCGCATTTCGATTCCAGAAATGCCCTTCCCACGCTTTATACACGGTATTCTATACCGTTGGATAAAGCTTATTGCACTCTATCATTGAATTTTGAATTATTGTCATTGCTTTTGTGTTTCGATATTTATGGATGGGTCTGACACATTACTGACATTGTACAATTCGACCAATCAAAATTCACGATAGAAGTCTAGTTAAATCGTTTATTAATATGAGATCCTTATAAGTAAACATATTTGATAAAGAAAAAACGATCATCGTTTTTAATGTTTGTCTTGTTATTTTAGGCAAACGATTTAACAATGTATGCGTCTAAATATAAACGTGGTTCGTCTAACTATCAACGACGAGGTTATTCACGTTATCAAGGTTTTCGACGAACGGCAATTGTTACACGACACGATGGTAAGCGTCGACAACATCAATCTAATAAGTCTAATGAAGATCCTAAGATGTTAGTGCAATGTATACGTGAAAATCAGTTTGGTCCTGATTTTGTTATGTCCCATAATACTGCAATATCGACGTTCATTAATTATCCTCAACTTGGTAAGATCGAACCTAATCGATGTAGGTCATATATCAAGTTGAAACGCTTGCGTTTCAAAGGGACGGTTAAGATTGAACGCATGCACACTGATGTTAACATGGATGGATTATCTCCTAAGATTGAAGGCGTATTTAGTATTGTTATTGTGGTTGATCGGAAACCACATTTAAGTCCTAGTGGATGTCTCCATACATTTGACGAATTGTTTGGAGCAAGGATAAATAGCCATGGAAACCTAGCTGTGATGCCTTCTTTGAAAGATAGATTTTACATACGGCATTTGTTGAAGCGTGTTTTATCTGTGGACAAAGACACGACTATGATAGACGTTGAGGGTTCTACTTTGTTGTCTAATAAGCGTTATAATATGTGGTCTACATTTAATGATTTTGATCATGACTCATGTAATGGTGTTTATGCTAATATTGCTAAGAACGCTTTATTAGTCTATTATTGCTGGATGTCAGATATTATGTCTAAGGCATCCACATTTGTATCATATGATCTTGATTATGTTGGTTGAACGTCGATCTAACACAAGAATAAATATACGTATTTATTTCAAAGACTTTGGTTGAACATGAATACAATTGTTGTTGATACATTCATTTACCGTTGATCGCACAATTTCGTTTAATTGTGCAATTGACAGTGTTATGTTTGATTGGGCTCTCTGAGCCCCGATAATTGACGCTGAATCTCCCGGGTCCAAAACACTGCTTCCCAGTCTGTTTAAATTCTTGTATGGATGTATTGCGCTATCTAAGTCCGAGTCCGCATCTAAATGAGATACACCGATTGTACTTTTTGAGGCCCATGACTCACCCGGCTTTAATTCGATTGGGCCTTGTAGTCCATACTTTGATAATGATGCGGATCGTATCAATTTCCTTTCCCACTTCCCGTAGTCGACATGTGAGAAGTCGATGTCCTTATTGGAAAACTGCTTTGATAATATTTTTACTGTTGGTGCCCGGAAGGGGATATCTACCGAATGTTTAGCCGTTGATAATTTCAGTTTTCCCTTGAATTTTGCGAAATGTGTCCTTTGATGAACGTTGGTGTCTGAAACTCTGTAATAGAGTTTCCATGGTATCGGGTCTTTTAACGAGAAAAATGACGAAGAGAAGTAGTGGAGATCTATGTTGCATCTTATGGGAAACGTCCATGATGCTTGTAATGATTCATTGTCTGTCATCCTTTTGTCGTGAATCTCCACTACAACCGATCCTGTCGCGTTTATAGGCACCTGTTGCCTATACTCAATTACACAATGATCGATCTTCATACAACTGCGACTGAATCGTGCTGATAGTTGAGACGCTGTGGAAGGAAATTGAAGGATTATCTCAGTTAGATCATGAGACAATTGATATTCGTCTCTGTGAGACTCTATGTAATTAAATGCATTTGGAGGATTTGCTAACTGAGAATCCATTTAAGAATAAATGGCCGCAGCGGAATTGCTCAGAGAGATAAGGTCCACTCAACTAATGGATAGCTAACAAATAAGAACTATATTTGTGAAACACTCATACAACTGATATACTGACAAGGAGAATGTGAAATAGATTATAGTGAGATAGAGAAGCATTGTTGTAACTTATATAGACAGTTGTATGCGATTAAAGCTCTTTTTGAAAAAGAACATATTATTTAAGTAATGATCATGAAATATATATCTTATATATATATATTGTATGAATTGGACATGATTATTGTTATACTAAATGTCGTACGATGATCAGAAGTTAATATGGATTATATTGTTTTTTATGAATTATTTGAAGGTTAATAAGCAAAACGAAGCCGTTTTGAACTTATTCGT